AAAATTGATGTAGAATACAAAGCGAACAGAAAAGGAAAATCTAATAAATGGGTAAATAAATTAAGAGATTATTTAATTGATTATTTAGATGGCAGTTTTGCAAGTGATGAGTATGAAGCAGATGATTTGATTTATTATAACACTCAAATGTTAGATGTAAACGATTATATAATTTGCTCAATTGATAAAGATTTAAAACAAATTGAGGGACTGCATTATGATTACTACCAACTTAAAAAACAAGACGAAGATGGGAACGAGTATAAAGTAAGAAAAGGTTTTCAATATGTTACTAAAGATTACGCTGAAAATTTAATATGTGAAATGATGCTAACTGGAGATGTAAGCGATAACATAAAAGGTATTTATGGAATTGGTAAAAAGAAAGCAGAAAAGATATTAAACGGCAAAAGCACTTACGGTAAGTTTAAAGCTATATGCAACGAATACATAAAAGAATCTTCGGAATGGAAGCAACGAATAAAAATAAATGCTTCTTTATTAATTTTTAAATAAAAAACAAATGGAGTACGACAACACAAACGCAGGAGCAATTTTCAAGAATGAAACTGCAACAGGAAACCAACCAACTTACAGAGGAAAAATCAATGTAGACGGTGTAGACAAACAAATCGCAATGTGGGTAAAACAAACAAAAGACGGTAAGCCTTTCTTTTCTGTTAAGATTACAGAGCCTTACCAAGCTGAAACAACTCAAGCACCAAAGCCACAACAAAAAGACGAACATGTAGATTTACCGTTCTGACATGAAAGCAATAGATGCAATAATAAATATTGAGGAGATAACACGTAAAGCGATGCAAGTTCACTTTGAAAACACGTGCGAAAGTCCAAGAGCATTTTGCCAGCGTAGTAAGTTACAACAAGGACAGCTCAATAAGTTTTTACGACATGAGGGAGGTCTAAACACGGAAACTTTACAAAGAATAGGTAAGGCACTTAATAACATAAAATGGAAGCACTCTTAACGGGGTGCTTTTTTTATTTAAAAATATTTGTATATTTACAAAAAAATTATATATGTATGGATTCAAAATGGCTTAACATAGTAGCCAAGCATCACAAAGAATACGTTTTAATGGTTAAATCGTTTGGTGAGCGGGTATATTATGAAGATATAGTGCAGGAAATGTACTTACGTATTTTGAAATACACAACGCCTGAGGCTATAATCAAAGACGGTAAAGTGAGCAAAGCCTACATATATTTAGTTTTAAAATCTATCTTCCTAACTTATGTGCGTACTAAATCAAAGGTTGACAAAGTTAGTCTCGATGAAATGGGGCATTTAAGATATGAGGAAATAGATAACGAATACCACGCTAATCAAACACGAATTGACGAAGCTATACAAAATGAAATGAATAATTGGGAATGGTACGATAAAAGACTATTTGAAGTTTACATATCAGATGACAAAAGCATGAGACAATTAGCAAAGGAAACAGGTATTAGTGTTACATCAATATTCAACACAATTAAAATCTGTAAAAACAAACTACGAAACACAATAGACGAAAATGAGTTTTATTAATATACTTGAGTGCTTAGAAAAAGCATTACAAAAGAAAGCAGAAAAAAATGAGGAACTTTTATATCAATACGAGCGTTTAAATGATTACAACACTCAGCTGCTAAAAGAAAACGAACAATTGAGAATAGATTTAAAAGAACTATCAATAAACTTTATAACATGGAAAAGCAAACAAGAAAAAGACGGACAAAAAAAGAAATAGAAGCATCAAAAGGATTAGGTGATACAGTAGAGAAAGTACTACACAAAACAGGTATAGATAAATTAGCTAAATTCGTATTAGGAGAAGATTGCGGATGCGATAAAAGAAAGGAATACCTAAATAAAATGTTCCCTTACAACAAACCTAATTGCCTACTTGAAAACGAATACGAATATCTAAAAGATTTCTTTAGCGTACACCGTAACGAAATAAAACCAAGCCAACAAGATAAACTATTACCAATCTATGCAAGGGTGTTTAACGTAAGACCAGAGCCAACAAGTTGTGATAGTTGCTGGAGGGAAATGGTAAGTAAATTAAAGAGAGTTTACGAAAATTACGAATTAAATAATTAAAAAATATTAAAATGGATAAGCGTAAAAATAACGGTGGACATTCCACAAAAGGTTATGCGGGTCGTAAACCATTGCATGATGAATTAAAGGGTGTTGAATTAGCAAGTCCACACGTTAAAGATGCGTTCAAAACTATTGCAGGAATAATGCTAAGTGAAAAGAGTAATTCAAGAGATAAGATAGCAGCAGCTAAAATATTAATTGAGTACGGTTGTGGTAAGCCAAAAGAAACAATTGAGCAAACAACAACATTAAGCAATTTCAACATCAAAGAGTTATTCAGTTTTGATTCAAATAAATAATAAATATAATTTACTCGGAAGCGATAGCAGATATTTTATTGTTACGGGTGGGCGTGGTAG